GCCGACGGCCACTCCGTCTTGCCGATACCGCCCAGGGTGATCTGAGCCGCCACTACATTGGCCCATTGCTTCATTGTCGATCCCAATGTATAAGTATTGTCCGTTTTTGGATAGACATTTTCGACGTTCACATCACCGTCAATGTTTGTTACGGCAAGACTATCGAACCAACCCTTGAGCCAACGAACGCTTGCCGATCCGATGGAGTAGGTGCTACCAGCGGCTGCCACCAAGGACGCCACGATACTGCCAAACAGGCTCGCCAAGGTGATCTTCTTGGTGAGAGTCGCTGACGTGTCAACGATGGGCAGAACGTCATCGCTGGCTGGGGTAGTCAGAGCTGTGAGTTCGCTAATCTTTTTGTCAGCCATTTGTTATCATCTCCTTTCTTCTTTCAATGCTTTTCGCCGCCAGTAGGTTAAATATGTCCTGACGCTTGAGTGTCTCATCTCGGAATGAACAGAGCGCTTCGGTTTGGCCCCGGTTGGTTTGGGCTACTTCAACCTGCATGATAGGGAGCCAGGCAATGGCGCAGCGCCATTCGTCATATGTCTCTTCGCTCTGCGGATCCTTTCCAATTAGTTTCACGTACCAGGCGCACCGCATAAGCGCACCGTCCTTGATCTCTTCGCATTTTGAACCAAGTGGGCAGATTATTTTTGTTTCGACCATCGAACTTCCTTTCAATCCTTAATGGCCACAATCACGTCAATATACTGAGGCGCAAATGCTGTGGGCGATGACGAGCCCGACGTATTCGTTGATGGTATTGACGAAGTGACAGTTCCGCCACCAGGATGCGTGTGGCCACCACCGCCGCCAGTCGAGCCAGTATTCGTCATAGAATTGCCAGCCGGTTCCCCTCCGCCACCAGCCGTTGGGCCTGTACCGTAGTAGCATGTATGGGTGTGGGCCGGTATCTCGGCTATAGTCAAGGTATGACTACCCGTCGTCGGATCGACAACCGTATGGGTATGATTGCCCAAGTCGTGAGTATGAGCTGTCGATGGAGGCGAACTCAATCCATGTGTTCCTCCTGTTCCACCACCAGCCCCGGAGACCACCCGCAACGCCTTGTCGTTATTTGATGTGTCTTTGGTCCATCCCGTCGGTGGCGAGATCTGGTAGAAGACCATCTTTGTGCCAGACGGAAAATACGTGGTCAAATGCCCCATATTCGCCGCAGTGAAATCACCGAGAGTCACCCAAGTCGTATTCGACCCATCGCGCATCTTGAGCAGCCCCGTCGTTGTGTCCGCCCAAAGCATGTAAGCGTAGGTTGTCGCCGGTTCCGCCGCCCCTGCGTTCACGCTCGCCAGGGCTTGCAGGGCGCTATTGATGTCCGCCCGAACTGCCGCACCTGATCCGTTATCAATCACATAGTCATGCTGGCTCATTCCTCACCTCCATATCCGGCGGCCATCCAGTCTATATTCCTGGCTACGCCGGCACCCAGGGAATCGTAAATGTTGACGGTAAATCCTGACCTAGTCTGAGCTGACAAAGCATAATAATCTCCCGTAGCCATATTGTTTACGGTGACGCCGATCGCGGGCGTGACCTTGAAGGGCTTGCCAAAGGTTACAGACAGCCCGGTATCGGGAACGGAAACATTATTACCACGCTCTGTTCTATCTGGCATATCAATAGTTACTTGCAATGCGGTGATCGCTATGCCATAATTCGGGTTGTCCGAATAGACCTCCACTTTGTAATCAAAACCTCTTGCCTTGTAATCGGCTATAGTAAAAGGCACCCAATCGGTCCACGTAGCAGATGGATCTGCAGGGTCATCTTCTGTAGTACGCACATAAAGAGTAGCGCCAGTATACTCTATTGCCTCACCATCCCAATTCTGCCACTCATCCACGCTCAAGATGCGATTATCTACCAAGTCATTGATCTGATACCCAGAGAACTGAAAATCACTCCACACCCTGGATACGTACACAGCGCCAAGATCTATTGGAGAAGAAAACAAGTATGTCCCCGTTTTCCATACAGTATCGGTCCCAGCCCACTCATCATTATACAGCACGTCGCCACCAGCTCCATATGGCACCTCATACTCTTCCTGCTGCAAATCCTCGCCGTCTTCTGTGTCTAATGTATCGCCATCCTCCGTCGTCATCCGCCACCGAACGCTACACACTTCGGTCAGGATAGCATCTCCATCCTCTTGTTGGATCTCAAAGGGCTCAATTGAGAGGATGAGAACTCCACCACCACCATCTACCTCCAAATGAGTCTTGTCACCAATAAATCCACCGGCAGCTTCGTCCAGGTCAGTGACGTAATTCATGGATAGGATCGAAGGGACATTGGTGACAACCATTGCAGCGTGGACGCTATAGTTGCCCGACGAATCCACAGCCTTCACCATGTAAGTTCCAGGCATGAGGGGCAAAACGGCATTAGTCGATGATCCTGCAAGTGCAGGTCCTATATCCTGTCCGCCTTCCCAAGTCGCTCCGCTCTGCAGATTCGCATAGCGAACCTTGATGTAACCGCCATGTAGAACGTCCAGCTCTGAAGCGCGGTTCCACTGGAGATGGGCCTGTCCTTCCAAAGGCCGTAACACCAAGCCAGTAATATCAGCAGGAGGGGTGGTCAACCCAGCAAGGAGGACATTGGGCAATACCGTCCAGGCTGATGCCACACCCATAGTGTTTATTGCCCGTACCCTATAATCGTATCTGCCAGCAGCCAAATCATAGATAGATGCAGCACAACCCTTAGTAGTTGTGACAAATATCCAATCTGAGTCAGCAGTAAGCTTATACTCAACATCGTAGTTCGCCACAAAGGCATCCAATGGAGCTTCCCAAGTGAGATTTGCTCTCACCTGCACGCCTTTCCCAGTAGCAGTATAATACAGCTCCTCGGTCACTTGTAGATTGTTAGGAGATGATGTAGAAGTCAGATCCGGCAAATTGGTATTCGGTGTCGAATCTACAGCGGAGATCGTTCCAAAATCGTAAACAGTGGGATCATACTCCATAGCCGTAACTTCTACTTCATCGTCGTTACGCAGAGCAATCTTTATGATGCGGAATTCCTTCGCCGTCCAGCCGGGAGTAGAGTGGGTAATAGGAACCACGTCTCCAACCTCGCAGCGCAGTCCCTCGATAAAAGCTCTAAACTGACAAACAATTTGCTGTCGTGATTGATTCAAAGCAATGGTGGCAATTTGACGAGCTGTGTTTATATCGGCAGTAAATGGCAGATCGATGGTCTTCTCCAGAACCAGGCCATTGTCCAGGGCACGTAAATCCTCGGATTCGACAACCGCAATATCGGGCTGCCAAGATTTATCAGGATTGAAGAAGTTGATGCGCAGACGATTGAAAGTATTTTTCTTGCTTCCGCCGTAGATCTTCCATGATCCAGTGATATTGTCTTCAGTAAAGGAAAAAGATGTTGCCGTTTCCGGCTTGTCGATGATCAGCCGGTAGCATCCTGCTGAGAACACCAGCCATCCTCGGCATGAGGTCAAGAGCTTTTGGATGATAGATAAAGGCGTGTCATCCACCTCCACAATACCATCACAAGTATATCGGGCTTGAGTTACGCCACCAACGGTAACTTCTTCATCGCAGTGATTAGCAGCGATGTTACCCGCGACATCATCATATAAAGATGAATCGAGACCGCGACCATAGCGGGTATTGGTGAGGTAATCCCTAATGCAGAGGGCGGGATTGCGGCTAAACTTTGTAGTCGCATCACGGGGATCATAAACGGTGCGGCCATCAATATCCGCAGTAACGGTAGGCAATCCGCTGGAGAAGGCGTCTTGGTCATATTTGAGACGTATGTAAAGATAGGCGACCCCTCTTAGACGATGATTTTCCGTCCACTTGGGCGTGGCTGCCATCAATTGATTGTCTGCTATTTGATCGTCATCTCCCAGATGTTTATAGACATCCACCAGACCGGTAAATTTAGGATCTGTTGTGGCAACATCGTTCAGATAAACCGTATTGATGGCCGAGATCGGCCCTTCGCAGAGGGCGATGACCACATGCAAATACTCGTTGGAGTCGCCCGTTGTTTCGACGAATACCAACGTGCCCCCAACTCTACGGGAGCCGTAAATCACAGGGATACGCTCGTTATTGCTCTGTTTGTTTATGAGATAACCGCGAGGGTTCTGAAACGGAGATACCTGTATAGGAGCAAATGTCTCTGTCTTAGGGCCAAGTCCCAGCGCATTGATGGCAAGATTGCCAAGTAGAGACACACCCATTGCTACCGTTGCACCAATGGCAGAGGCAAGGCCCACTCCAATAGTGATGCCGGCAATCGTTGCTCCTATGACAGAACTGGCCGCGAAAGCGCCTGCCGCCATTGCTCCTACAGCGACTATGGCCGGCGGCATGATGGCATCCTCCAGACGGTATATTCTTTATCCTTCAACTCAGTCATAGGAAAAACTTGCACACCCTGATCAGGAAAAGCGGAAACGCATTTAGCGCCCAGGCAGACATGGACCATCTCCCATTTTGGATCAGCAACTATCAGGAGATCGCCGGTCCGTTCAAAGCCCCGTTTTACCTCCTCAAAACCTGCTGCTTTCAAAATGTTTATCAAACTCCCTGGTACACGGCGCCGAAACAAGAATGCCTGCAAGGGAGAGCCGTATTTTCCTTTTATTTGAGCTGCCAAGTTAGTCCCATACATGGCGTCCATCATATCGAGCGCGAATGTATTGCAATCGCACTGTCCCCACACGAAGGGACGGCCAATGTTTACATTGGCAAACTCGATAGCCTTTCTGTATGGATCACTCGACATTATTTTCGACCCCAGATTATGTCAGTCACAATCTCGCTCGCGTATTGGAAACCCAAATCTCCCGGAAAAAAAACCTGTTGCTCTTCATTGTTTGTATGGCGTCCAGATTTTCTTTCAAAATCCACCCAGATATTCGTGGCCGATACAGTGACCACACATGATCCATCTTCGGGGTTCTCCTCGATTCCTGGCTCGTCCATACGACCATCGAAGATCAAAATCGGGTCCGCGATGACGGCCATTGTTGTGCTGTCCAAGAACGCCTTGTAAATCTTCACTGGACGATCAATGTAATAATAAGATAGGAACGCACTGATATATGACTGATCAACCCCAGAGAGCGAAAGAGTCAAAGCATTCACTTGAACTTCCGCCGTCTCCTCGATGTCGGTAAATGCCATAAAATGACCAAGAGCAGTATAAGTATGGCCATTCCAAGTGACGCTTGTCCAAGCATCAGTAATGTAAAGAATAGTGGAATTGCCGTCGGCATCGTCGATGGTAATCTCCACCAGATGAACGGGCTGACTCTTAGTGGCGCCCAGTTCGGTGATGACGGCGGCAGTGGCGGATCGATCGGCCATCAGAATACCTCGACAAAGCTTACCTTCAGATCATGAATATCAGGACCTTCGACGCCGAAGTCTAATGTATCTGATGTCAACGCGACAGTAAACGGCACAGAATTCACAGTTATAGCCTCATTGTCCGCAGGAGTTGACAGTAGAGCCGGTTCGATGCTTAAAGTAGCATAGCCGGAAGCATCACTGTCAGCATCCTCCGTGACCATATAAACCTTTGTATGACCTGCAAACTTGATAAAATCTCCGGCCAATAAGATACCGGTTTGCGATGGGGTCCACCCCTTTGTCTCTATGCTTCTGCCGGATGGAGGCGTGGGAGCGTGCACAAGTGGGGTGCCGGTAGCCACCCCACGAGCGTCAGACCACAAAGCCGGAGGGACTAATGTAAAGGTGTCATACTGACCGCGCTGCTTCAAAAGAAAGGCAATAATAGGCGCGATCTCCGAACGAGACAGGCTTGATGGGTATTCCCCTTCAATCTGCCAACGCTGAGCACCTCTACTTCGCACCTGGCGGATGAGACTATGCGACCACGACACGAGGGTCGGCGTCAACGAGAAGAATCTCATCGCCGCAAATGCTGGTTCGGATGGATATGTTCCGCTCATCCTTTCGGCCCCCTCATGCCGCGCTTGTTGTATGCCTGATTGACAATGCCGGTGATCTGCGCAGCATGCTGCTGTATAGTCTGAGCGACGCTGCGAGAATCTAAAGCAGAGATATTCATGGTTATATGGACATGATTCTCTTCCACGGGAGAGCCACTATTTAACATGCGCCCCAGGGCCTTCATCTGACCGGCGGTAAAAACACCTTCACCTCGCTGAAGAATGGCGGGATATTCATCAGGCGCAAATCCGTTGTGGAAACGCGGAGCTCCGGCAAATGCCAGGTTCGGAACCATACGATAAAATGTGGCAGGTTCCCCAACGACACCGCCAAGATGGAAGCCGGCAGCGAGTTCTCCATATGATGCTATTTGTGCGGCTACCGTCCCTTCCGCCGATGCCGTTGCCCCAGTTCCAAATAGCGAATTAAATCCACTAATAAGTCCGGCCGCAGCCATATTTGCAAGGTAATTGGCGATGGCCCGGTTGACGCTGTTGACGAAGGACGTGATGTAATCGCCGACGCTCTTGAGCCGGCCCTGGAAGGCGTCGAAGAAAATATCGCTGAAGGCATCACGCATGGCCGTTGCCGTCGTCTGCGAGACGTCGTACATCTGCTGCCCGACATCGGTCCACTTGTTCAAAAGGTCTTTGAAGCCGAGCTTCATCGCCTCAATGGGCGAATTCATCAACTGCTCGCGCACCAGTTCCGCCCGTTTCTTCTGCTCGGCGATGATCTTGTCCATCTGGGCGTTCCATGCCTGCTCGTTGCCCGTTTTGGGCATCGCCGCAAGCGATTGACGCTGCAAGGAGATCAGTTCTTCCGTGAGGCGGATTCGCTCGTTGATGGTATTCCGATGCGCCGTACCTTCGGCTTCGATCAGATCCAGGCTGGCCAGATGATTGTTTATTTCCGCCTCACGTGCAGCCCGGTCATACTCGGCGGGCTTCACCACCTCGGCCTGGCGGATCTTCTCCTTGTACAGAAGCGTGATGGCTGCCTTTTCCTCGGCAGACTTTTTGACGTCGGCCAACTCCTCGGCGAGCTTTGCTCTCAGCGCGGCGGCTTCCGCCTGGTACCCGGCCCGGACGTTCCCGGTCAGTTGGGTATATTCCTGGGTCTGAGCGGCAACGAAAGACCGGACGCTGGCCAAAGACCTGGAATTTTCCTGGGCGATGGCAATATCCCGTTTCTCCTGCGCC